ATACGTATAACAAACGCGTCCCCCCATTATTGATGGGACAATCATCGCGTAGAAGAAAATTGACGAATGAACTAAAAGAGTATTTAGAGAAAAATAAGGAAATATATGATTATAAATGAGACTAAACCTATAAACCGGTGTATGTGTAACCGAGTTAGTATTATAGATGCAAAATTGAAAAAATTGGATACTCATATGGTCGTCAATAGATACGATAGTTAAATACCCCAAACCTGTACGAATAAATGGACTGCAAAATATGCGACTATCCCCATATGACTGGGTGTGACAATTGTGGATATGGGATATGTGGTCATCCCAACTGCTGTAAGAAAATGACAAAATTTAACAAGACCGATCATTACGTCGAACAATATTTGGTATGTATCGATTGTGTCGGTCAGATTTCGAAAAAACTTATTCCAGTCATGGTGGATAACATGGAAGAACACAGTCCGCTCATATTACTTTCGCTTGCCCAATGTAAATAATCATATACAACAGTACATGATTATTTAGAATCACTCATTAGTTACTCAACTACACTACCGAACCTACATGTTTTCTACTACTTTTTCTCACATACAAATCTCCGGGACTTTGAAGAACATCTTGAGTTATTTACAAAATGTCCATGGTAACCAAGTTCAGGATTTATGGCATTTATAACAAGATAATAAAATACTCCAATAACAAGTCCAAATATCAGTCCAAATACAAGAGACATCATTGATCCGCCGTCACATTTGTTTTGGTATCTTGTAAAAAACATCAATGCTGTTAAAGTAAACAACCCAACAATTAATCCAATATTCTCGTTCTGCCACTTCATACTCAACATGGGGAATAGTAATGCGCTGTTAATAAACCCCATTACACCCGTCGATAAAGACGGAAAAGGATATTCTTGTGAAAATATACCCATTTCCACACCTTTACAATCCCCCATTCCGCTATCTACAATTCCAAACATGCGTGTTAATACTGCTTGTATTCCCACGGTTGGTGTCGCCATAAGGAAATAAAACATCCCTATTCCAATAATAAGAAACAATGCTTTCCAATCTCCATGAAAACAACTCAACAACACTAAAAACGAAACAATTATGGTCACTGTCAAAAGTGACATAAGTCTAATAATATTTTGAAAACTTACGGAAACTCCGCGCGCCCCCTTTGGTGGATTGTCCATATTACAATGTACACATAAAATTTTATTATCATACGAGGGATATTTTCAATGCCTCGTCGATTGTATCTATTCCATAAAAGCTAATTCCGTTGATAATGGCATTGTCTCTATATTTATCCATGAACTTATCAAAATCCTTCTTATTTTCATTTGGATACAGAAATGTCTTAACGCCCACACCTATCCCGCCTATAATTTTTAAATCTAATCCACCAATCGCGGTAACACACCCCTGTAAATTCATTTCACCGGTTATCGCTAAATCATATTTGATTGGTCTATTATTTATAAGACTATATATGGCAACTGTTATAGCGGTTCCTGCGGAAGGACCGTCTTTTGGGGTAGCGCCTTCTGGACAATGGATATGGATTCCCTGATTGCTCGTATTATCAAAATCTATAAGTAGCTTTTTCTGGACATCTGTGTCGGTCAACGACCACGCCAATGTCTTAGCAACCGTCATACTTTCTTTCATTACGTCTCCCTGTTGTCCAGTAAGTTTCAGGTCCAATAAATTCTTGGTTACGAAAAGCTTTGTTTCGATAGGGATAACGCCCCCTCGTCCAAGCGCGTTTGCGTATAATCCACATATAATACCCACCTTATCGACAGGTGTTACCTTCTTCTCGTTTATTTTATGATGGTCCTTGAGATAAATCTTGGTGATTTCGTCTTCTGACACAATAACAGGTATATTGATCTCGTCATTGACATCATTTAACATATTGAGATTTATCTCGCCAATTATTTCATATAACAACTCCTTTAATTTTCTAACACCGGATTCCATGGTATATGAATTAATTATATATTTAAGAACATCGTCTTTAAAAATGATATTACCAGTTTGTCCCATATTTCCCAATAGTTCGGGGATCATGTGTTTATTACAAATGACCAGCTTATCTTCAAGTGCAAGATTATCGAACTTAATACGATGTATTCTATCCATTAAAATTCTATCCAGCAAACTGGCATCATTGTATGAAAATACGAAAAGTATCTTCGATACATCGATGTCGATACCCGAAAAATACTTATCCTGGAAAGAGTCGTTTTGCGTAGGATCTACAAGATGAGTCAATATACTAATAATTTCGCGCCCATTCTCAGTTTTACTTACTTTATCAATCTCGTCAATAAAAATAATGGGATTCATACACTTCTGCTCCATCAGTATATCGACAACCCGTCCCCATGTAGATCCGACATAAGTATAATTATGTCCCTCCAACGTACTACCGTTCGACGAACCGCCGATTGCTATAAATGAAAACGGTCGCTGTTCTCCGTTTTCGTCGATCAAACACTGTGAAAGTCCCTTCTTTGCGAGTGACGTTTTTCCAACTCCAGGAGGGCCTTCGAATCCTAAACAGTAACCACCATCTTTACCATTTATCCATTGACCAATAATTCTCTCTATCTGGCGCTTTGCGTCATCGTGTCCATAAACAGAATCATCCAATCGCGTTCTTACATCAGCCATGTATTTAGTGGCAACTGAGCTATTTGATAATATCTGGGTTAGACTTTTATAGATGGACATTTTACCAGACTCTATAACATTTGTCCGCAACAATATCTCGTCCAATATTATATTATCCCCATTTAATGATTCAAGAAGATAAAAAATCTTGTCCTTTAAAACATCCTTTTGTTCTCCTGGTATATCACCAATAAGCATATTGGGATTAGGTGTATTATGGTCATGTGATACGTGATTAATCAATAATATATCTCGCAGATCGCTTATAAACGACAAAAGTTCCTTCTTTCTGAATTTTTCAACTCGTTGTTTTATTAATGTTATTTTTGATGAAAATGAGTTCATACCAATCTTGGTTAATATCTGTCGCGTCTTGTTTTTTATCTCAATGTTATTATATTTATCGCATGTTTCTACATCATTTGTGTAATAATGGTTTTCACTATCTCCCATTATCTTTAAAAATATAGTTTCGCTCTCGTCAAGGATGTCGAATATTTTTTCACGCTTATATACGCCAAAAGGTATCTTTAAAAGTCCGTCAAGATATTGTCTTGACTTTGTTGCGCTGTCGTCCGTCTTTGATTTAACTTCCTTTAATTTAACCATCGCCTTTTCTTTGACCTTATCATCACATTTCATGAGACAAATGCGCTGTTCGATCGGAAGCTTATTATTAACATCGTAATTCATAAGATTGTTGGTATAATCGATTGTTTTCTTCATTGCGCATTTAAAATTAGATTTTATCACCCAAGGAAGCGAGTTATATAACATATCTTGTTGGTTCATTTGTTTATCTCCGTCTTCAGTTGAAATTGTATCGTATAAAAGATACGCCAAATACATGAATTCGCTGTCATTTGAATGAATCAGCAGCTGTATCATTATAATTCTCTTTTCATCAAACTCTGCCTTCAAAAAATCATTAACTATTCGTGCGATGCTCTTATTTTTCATCAATCTAACATTATTTACATAACCAGCATAGCGATCATAAATACCATTTACGTCGTCGATGAGGTAATCTTTTAGATTCAATGAACTGACATAAATATCAAATCTGTAGTCATATAAATCATTATCGGCGGGTTTCATCTGTTTGAGCGAATAAAATTTTTCATAAATATAGTTGTTATTGTGTATGTAGTCAAACACAAGGTCGTCAATAAATCCATAGATAACCAGATTCTGTTTCATGTTATCGTCTTTAATAAGAACCTTTGTCGCGTTTGTCTTCATGGAACCACACTTTGAATTAAAATGATAACACGAACAATTATCCCCTAATTCACATATACGTAAATCCTCCAATATAGAATTGTTCGACGACGAAGTTGTTGATTTTTTAACAGAGCTATATGGCACCAACTTGTAACTTATAGGATGCATATATTTCTTGATTAATTCAAATTTGTCAGCGTATTGTTCGTCAAACTTGTCTAAATAACCACTTCCGAGACAAACATATATTAAATCTTCGACACTATGTGTTCCATGAGATTTAATTATCGCGGACAATCTATTATTAATTGTCTGTATATCATTAATAACATTATCTACGTCATATGATTCATTATCCTTCAAATATATCCCTAACAGTCTAACCTCATCTAACAGATTGTTCAACTCAGTCAAACACGTATTTAATTCCGTTGTAGTAATAATGTTCATTTTCAGATAATTGTCTGAATTTATTTTCGTTTTTATAATGATATTTTCGTAGGTGCTCACCTTACCAATCAACACATCCAATATGTTATCGATATTTATACCATCAAGAGCTAGACCTACGTCGTCGTCATCACTTATATCAAACATTATATAACAAATATATATATTATTTTTTTATTTTCTTTACACTATTTATATGGCATTCGAACGGGGATATTTACATATGCTTCTATTGTTTTCAATAATACTTACCTACTCGATGAGCTCATTATCATTTAAAAATGGAAAACCTACATGTGACAACTTCATTATCAATGTTTATTTATATCTTGCGTTCTCGATTGTTTTACTTGGACTATCATGTTATGGATATAACTTCATGTTGAATTCTCCAAGCGAACGAAATAATTATTTATCACATACAAAAATATACAATCAGATATGGAGCTACATGATTGCATCATTCATCGTGTGTATGGGATTAATTATATATATTTCTCTTTCGGATTCATTTAATAACAAAAATTTCAAGGTTATTCATGCGCTGTGGATGCTTTTCGTCGTATTGATAAGCCTAAGTGTATACCCATACTTTAAATCGATCGAAACAAAAGATATAGTCGAAGACGCTATTCTCATAACCGGGTCCATATTTGTGGGTATGTCTGGACTCGCGTACGCATTCCCGTCGTTTTTTGAAAATACATACGGCATTATGTCGAATACGCTACTGGTTTCACTGTTTGTAATAATAATAGTGGAATTATCCAATATATTTTTTAATCGGGATCCTAAATCATTATTGCGAACATTCAGATTCACGTCGTACATTGTAATATTGTTATTTACTCTTTTTGTTTCATATGATACGCAGCGCATCGTAATGCTTAAAAAAATGTGCACCAGTCTCCCGAATTATCCGCAATTTTCTCTTTCGTTTTTCTTGGACCTTTTGAATTTATTTAATCGAATCGTCTTTTTAAAATCAACGGATTAGAACATAAATGTGTAATAATACTGTTTATGTGGTTATACGATTTATAATAATATTAAAGACTATTGGTCATATTACTATTATGGGTGTTCCCGCATATTTTTCATATATTATAAAGAATTATTCAAAAATTATTCGAACCATAGATAATTTGGATCAAGTTCATAACCTTTATTTAGACTGCAATTCCATTATATATGATGCGATGTATAGCATAAAGGAAAATAAATCAAGTATAGACGATATTATCATCAAAATGGTATGTGATAAGTTGGTCGAATATATCGAATCAATAAAGCCAATTAATCACGTGTATATCGCATTCGACGGAGTCGCACCCGTCGCAAAGCTGGAACAGCAACGAACCAGACGCGTCCGATCTAAGCTAATTAGTCAAATAACCGACTCTATTGACCCGTCGAAGTTCAAGCTTAACTTTGACTCCACGTGCATTACACCAGGAACGATTTTTATGGATAAATTGGCAAATCGTGTTCAAGACTACTTTAAAACACCTGCGAATTTTAATGTTGAAAAAATAACGGTTTCGTGTTCTGACGTCCCCGGAGAAGGTGAGCACAAATTATTTGAATACATCAGAGAGAACATAGAATATCACGCCGAAAAAAACACAGTTATATATGGTCTTGACGCAGATCTTATCATGCTTTCGATCAATCATCTACCGGTGTGTAAAAATATTTATCTGTTCAGAGAAACACCTGAGTTTATCAGAACGCTCGACAAAACACTTGATCCCGATAAGTTATACATGATAGATATACCGTTGCTTGCGGAAAAGGTATCATATGAAATGAATCAAGGAATGGAACTGGAAAACAGAGTGTTAAATAATAAGATATATGATTACATTTTGCTTTGTTTTTTTCTCGGAAATGATTTTATGCCTCATTTTCCAGCGTTAAATATTAGAACAAATGGAATACAAATATTAACAGAAACATATGGTTCTATTTTCACTGGGACAGATGAGTTTCTTGTTCTAGATGGGGAGCTTCAATGGAAAAACCTGAGAAAAATGTTTACGTCATTGGCAGAAAACGAAGAAGTATACATCACCGACGAATATTTATCAAGAAACAAAAAAGAAAAACAATACATACGCGCAAATTCTCCAGACGAAAAGTTGGATAAGTTGAACAGAATACCTACATCTGAAAGGCACGAAGAACACTACATCAATCCCACCGTATCGGGATGGCAAAGCAGATATTACGAAAGACTTTTCCATATGGATATAACCGACGAACGCAGAAAGCAAATATGTTTTAACTACATGGAAGCATTGGAATGGACGATGAAATATTATACCACCGGGTGTGTTGATTGGCGATGGAAGTACAAATACAATTATGCGCCGTTACTCGAAGATCTTGTGAAATATATCCCATACTTCCAAACGCGTTTTTTTGAAAAAAATAATAACAGCGTGGTTTCTCCATACACTCAACTCTCGTATGTCTTGCCGAGATCATCGCTTGATTTACTGCCATCTTCTATCAGAACAACCTTACTCACAAAACATCCAGAGTGGTACAATGAAAATATTGATATTTGTTGGTGTTTCTGTAAATATTTTTGGGAAAGCCACATGATCCTCCCAAACATAGATTTAGACGAACTAGAAAAGATAACAGTCTGTTAAATGGGCTTGCGCGTGTTATAATAAAACATAACACGTCCGTTTAAATGACTGAATTTTTTCTCGTTCAATCTAAATTCATCATCCAAAAAGGATGCGTACGTGTTCGGTATGGATGATGCGATTACAATGGGTCCTCGCTTAGATATGATGTTATAATCAACATTTCGATAGGGTCTGACAACACCAATATGTCCATTTACCATGTCATCCTGAGTGACACCCACGATAACGAAATACCCTTCATTCGCCTTCCGTTGCGCCTCAATGTAGCAGTCTGGAACATTTAATCCGACATTGGTCCATCCATTGCTTATCCCGTCACTACTTTCTATCCATTCAAGCTGTTTATCCGCAAGGTGAAATTGCGAATATTCAGGTGGAGAAGGAATATAAAACCCCAACTTTTTACATAACGCATAGACGAAGCATGAACAATGCGACGTTTTTACTGTAGTTGTCTTGTTGTATGTTCCATAACCCGTATCACATGAAATATTATATCCTGCACTCCACCCACTGTCTAAATTAACATCAAGTAATATTTCTTCAATCTTTGTGATTTTTTCAGATGGAATTACAATGGACACAAAAATGATAATTATTAATATTATAAAATGTATATTTTTGTAAAACATATACATTATATTCGTAAAAAATATAAACTCTTATAATTAATATATTAATGGTAGTGATTGAGAAAACAATCAGATCCAAAAAGGAGTTTATCGAGCTTATAGAAACATCGGATAAAACAATTGTCTTTAAATTTAGTGCTGACTGGTGCGGTCCGTGTAAAACAATAAAACCGGAGGTTGATTTTTTCAAAGAATCTATTACTGATAATGAAAAGATATTGTGGTTTGACATTGATGTAGACCAAAGTATGGAAGTATTTGGTATGCTTAAAACAAAAAGAATTGTTAGTGGTGTTCCTGCTATATTGGTTTATTTTGACGAAAATGATACAATCTATCCGGACGAATTTGTATTGTCTTCCAATAAAAAGGATTTGGAATATTTATTCGCCAAGATAATGGAAGTGTCTAAGTAATATTAATCATCCAGTAGATACAAGATCTACGATGTATGACTCAGTTTCTAAAACATTGATATTGGTTGTGTTAATTCTCGCCACCATCTCACGTATGGATTGTAATTGACCATTATTGTAATTATTATTATTGTTGTTGTTATTGTTGTTCTCGTTCTCGTTCTCGTTGTTATTGTTATTGTTGTTAATTGGTTCTTCAACTGTTACAGTATTTCTGGTTCGGTTATAATTTAAGTCACGTATGACTCTGTCCATGTCGTCTATTTCCAACACATCTCCTGAATTAATTGATTCGTATAGTCCATCAATATTCGTCCCCATGTCAAATGAAGGTATGTCAAATGAAGGTACTCTTGATCGGAGTTGATTTCTTCGTTGCTCCACAAAAACTTGCCGACACATAGGACATTCATTGCTTTGTTCGGAATGTCTAAACAAACACGGCATACAGAATCGATGACCACATCGAGTTACGCAAAAGTTACTCGATGTAATATCGTCAAGACACACGGGACACGTATCATTTTCGGATTCGTCCCGAACAACTGAGTCGACTTCTTGGATTAGTTGTTGATTAAACATTACCATTACATTTAGTATGTGTTATTATGTAGAATTTGTTTCAATTTTATAACTATTTATGTTATGGATATAGATTTGAATATAGACAACTATTCGTTTGACGACTTTTTATCATTATTTAAACTATCATATGACTTCACTACGCCAGATTTGAAGAATGCCAAAAAAATAGTTCTTAAAATGCATCCAGATAAATCAAAGTTGGACAAGGAATACTTTTTATTCTTTTCAAAGGCTTATAAGATACTTGTTCATATAAATGAGTTTCGAAACAAGTCGTCGAAAAATAAGTCAAACACAGATTACTCTGAAATTATAGACGAAGAAGATTCATGTAAAAAGGAGATTATATCAAAGTTAAACGATAGACGTAAATTTAATATATTTTTTAACGAAATGTTCGAGAAGATGAAAACGACCGATGACGAACAAGTAACTGGGTATGCTGATTGGCTGAAAGGAGAAAACGAAAACAGTTTGGAGGCAACGAGCGTATCTTCAATGCATTCCAACTTTGAAAAGCTAAAGTCAGATAAACGAGAAATGGTGGTACATAAAGAAATAGAGGACGTGGTTGATAGCATATCGTCCGGATCTCAGATGCTTTCTGGAAATGCTCCCGAATCTTATACAAACACAAAACTATTTGATAGAAATAGTTATATTGATGTAAAGGAGGCATATGATAATCCAGTAATACCCGTTACAAACAATGATTATACAAGTAAAAAGAAATACGCAAGCATACAAGAACTTCAAATAGATAGGAAAAATAACGAACATTTCTCAAACGACATTTTGCAAAATCAGGCTAAATTGTATTTCACAAATAAAAAGAAGGTTGAAGACGAGGAGGGAAACAGAACGGCATTTAAACTTATTCAACAAGAAGAGGTGTCTAGGAAAAACGACGAAGTTTTTTGGGGGCATTTAAAATTACTTGATGATCGTAAATAAAATAATGACCTATAATATATGACTAAATATAAAGAATTGTTACCAGGATTACTTATTCTACTTGCCGCAGGTGTGATGTACAGAAAATATCAGGATAAATTCTCGGTATTTGATAATGAAGAAAACGAAAAACTTATACAAAAGTATCTTTTAACTGATAATTTACCGTCGGGGATGAAAAAACCTATTTTGTGGATCCACATTCCATATAAATTAAACGCACGCATTTGGAAAAGCTTTGGTTCGAGAAACACCGAAAATTTAAACGAACCTTATTTATACCTCACCATCAAATCGATCATAACCAAATGTTCGAACTCCTTTCGAATATGCTTAATCGACGACAATAGCTTTTCTCAACTTTTACCATCATTTAATGTTGATTTTTCTAAAATACCTGACCCACTTGACGAAAATATACGTACACTTTCTAAATTAAGACTACTTAAAATGTATGGTGGAATGTTTGTCCCCCCATCATTTGTGTGTTCGAAAAATTTAAAATCCCTATTCAATCAGGGGATTTCAAATGGAAAAATGTTCTTTTGCGAGGATGTTGCTAAAACAAGTGCGTGTGACTTTGTTACGATGTTCCCAAGTTCGCAGTTTATGGGTTGCGAAAAATCATGTCCACAGTTAGATCAATGTATGGAATATCTACAATCACTCATATCAAGAGATTCTACAGCAGAATCACGATTTGATGGAAATTTCGATCGTTTCATTTATAGCCTTTATCTAAACAAGAGTGTAAATGTGTTACCCGGTACAATAATTGGAGCACAGGACGAACACAACGAACCTATATTGATCGACCACTTAATGAATGATAGTGAGATTGAGTTGAGTAAAAATAATTACGGTATTATTATCCCTCATGATGATTTATTAATTCGTCTTAAGTATAAATACTTTGTTTATTTGTCCATTCCAGAAATACTCGAGTCCGATACATTTATTGGCAAGTACATTAACAACATGAACCTCGATGTATCGTGCTAGCCTAGTTAAACGCTTCAACAAAATATATTATTTCATATGTTGATTTATTATATTTTGTAACGGTTTCGTAATTTATATTACTTACTTTACATAACTGTCTCACTATAGTTAAAAAATATTTATACGTCATCTTGCGTTGAATATACTTTTTTTTTGATTCGTAATAATATTTTTCAATATTTGAACAAAATTCACTAACATTATTAAACATCATCCCTTTTTTAAATGACGCATTATTTATGATATATTTATTGTTTTCAATTTCACATATAGAATCAAGAATATCTTTAAAATACGATATATCAGGAACTAGTTTAAATATTTGTGAGGTCATGAATATTTAAAATATAATAAAATGTTTTAAAACGACCTAATTATATATATACATATATATAATGCCAGGAGGCCTTTTAAATCTCGTATCATATGGTAACCAAAATATATACCTTAACGGAAACCCGACCAAAACATTTTTCAAAACAAAATTTGCGAAATACACTAATTTCGGCATTCAAAAGTTTCGGATTGATTATGATGGATCCAGAACTATTCGCGCTACAGATAACTCCCACTACAAATTCAGAATTCCAAGATATGCTGATTTGCTAATGGACACATATATAGTAATAAAGCTCCCATTTATATGGAGTCCGATATACCCTCCTCAATCTGAAAACGGTACATGGGCACCATATGAGTTCAAATGGATAGAAAACCTCGGATCTGAAATAATTAAAGAAGTTACAATTTCTGTCGGGGGTCAGATTCTACAGAAATTTAGTGGTAGCTACTTGAAAAATATTGCTGAACGCGATCTCAATGCGAATAAAAAAAAGGTCCATGACGAAATGACCGGAAATGTATCCGACTTAAATGATCCCGCCAACAATGGAAACCGAGTTAATTCATATCCGAGTGCTTATCATACAGAAGATGCTGTGGGTGCGATGCCATCTATTGATTCAAGAAATATATATATACCCATTAATTCATGGTTTTCAAACTCGAGTAAAACCGCGTTTCCGCTAATAGCTCTTCAATATAACGAATTAGCAATTGAAGTTACATTAAGACCCTTATATGAACTATTCGTTATAAGAGATGTCCGAGATTCTGATAATAATTACCCTTATGTTCAGCCCAACTTCAATGCTTCGTATATGCAAATGTATAATTTCTTACAAACACCCCCATCCATAGCGCTTAACGAAGATGATTTTCCAGATAAGAGAAACGAGTTCAACGCAGATGTTCATTTAATATCAAATTATTGTTTCCTCAGTGACGAAGAGCAACGCGTATTCTCTTTGAACGAACATAAATATTTAATTCGAGAAGTTCATGAATATAACTTCAAGAATATAACCGGGTCAAACAAAGTAAAAATAGATTCCCTCGGAATGGCAGCGAGTTGGATGTTCTTTTATACACGAAACGATATTAATCTTAGAAACCAATGGTCGAATTATACGAATTGGCCATATTCTTATCCTCCATATGATATATCCAACGCACCTGTCGAGGGAAATTGGAAGTATGATAGCTTCACAGGAAAAAATGGTTTTGAGAATAATTTTGAAAATGGGTTTGGTCCCGGAGTTGATCCGACAGGTAATCCAACGCCGTGGATGATAACCGGAAACTATACGTCTGGAACGAAAAAGGATATTTTGGAGACATTTGGTATTATTCTTGATGGTAATTACCGCGAAAACCTCCTCGATCATAACGTTTTTAACTATTTGGAAAAGTACTCCCGTACAGATTCGGGAAACGCAACAAACGGGTTATATTGTTATAACTTTGGAATCGAAAATAGTGTTTTTAACACACAGCCATCAGGAGCCCTAAACCTCAGTAAATTCAAAAACATTGAACTTGAATTTACGACACAGGTACCCACACTTGACCCAGAAGCCGAATTTAATATCATATGTGACGAAAACGGGGCACCGATCGGCACAAACAAATCGTCTTGGGCTATATATGAATATAACTACGACTTTAACTTAATAGAAGAACGATACAACATTGTTCATTTCACCTCTGGAAATTGCGCTCTCATGTATTCGAGATAATCACTTTATTTGTTTCATTGCGTTACCGATATAATAGGAAATAACTGCCGCACCCAAACCAAGCACCAGAGTTTGAAATCCATGAGACATGCTTTTCATAAATCCAACAATAAACAAAGATATACTCATTAAAATAGCGGATATTCCAAACGCGTTTGTTAAATTAAAGATGTACGGTACCAAGGGAACCATACCCACGGTTATAAAGGACAAAAATGTTATTACTCCAACGACTAATGGATTCTTTCTTTCGAATCTCGTTTGCTCTGCTAAATAACTTGATACACCCATGCTAAAACCATCCGCGAACAAAGAAGCAATACCTATAATAATCGGGACACGCAGTGCCAAATTTGCTCCCATCGAACCCGAAATAATAGCAAAGGTTGTAATAATACCGTCTACGCCCCCATAAATTATTTCCGACAAATACTTCATGGTCACTTATAATATGTTTATATATTCGAATTTCATAAACATATTTCAATTATTTATTATTTATTTATTATTTATTTTTATTTATTCTCCATCTTATTTATTTCCTGCTGAGCTGGATTTAAAATTTCATAGCTCATTGAAGGATCCACGGTTCTGGGGTTGAATCCACCATACATGCCATTTTCAGTAGACAACCCAGAAGTCTCTGATTCGGGTCGTTTATTATCAGATACGTCGATTGTGTTTAGTTTTTTTACATAATCATCTGCCATATCTTTTACAGTGGCTGTATTTATATCGTTCGCGGAACCCGAGGCATCCGCTGGCGCATTTAAATCATACCCGGCACCTCTGATGAGGCCTGACAAGTTTGTGTTCGCATTTTTCATGTCACCATTGTCTTCCACACCAACCGGTTCATTCTTTGCGCTTCCAGTATATACATTTACCACAATAGGACGATGAGACGTTGTATCATGACCAACCTTATGTTCAACCACCTCGCGGCATTTCACACAAGACGGTTTGCTTTCCATACAAGCATTATCTCTGTTTGGGCATTCTATTCCACATAACGCACATGGTTCTGAGACATCTGGAACGACTGGTTTGGCTACAACTGGGTCAGTTTCTATCATTTTCACGTCATTTACATCCCCAATCGATGATTCAGGGGTTTTTGGCGGGACTTCGTCCGCAGTCTTCTGCACTGGTGCCTCTGCCTCTCCCTCAATATAAGACATTCCCATACCTTCTCTAAATGGATTGGACTTAAAAACGAGCAAACTTATGAATAAGAGTACCAATACGGCTATAGTGAGGAATTTAATATCAATAAAATTCCTTTTTATCATTCGTACAAATTTAGACGTTAATTTACCGAAATATTTCATCTCCATACATATAACAAATATTTTTAATCCTTTCCCTAAATTTGATATTTGAATATTTGAAATTACAACCCTTTCATTTGGGCATCACTATGCCTTCGGACAATTCCTTATCGGTATTGGATTTTATCGATTTACTCGTGCTTATCTCCGGGACACGTATAACATCCGACTGTATAGTGTCCATTCTCCCAAAATAATAACTCGCATTTATGCTGCTTGTGTTAAACAACTTGCTTCTATGTGGAAACAGAACCTTTATCGCGGTTTCTCTTGACAATAAATCATAGTTTTCTATAAAAAAATTTGCGTCGTCATTTACACCAAAAACGTGTATATTGTAGTTCTTTGTACACTCCTTCAAAAACATATTACAAAGCTTGCTCGACAACATTTTGGCAACAGCGTCGTGCGGTATATCCTCTTGTATATGCTCGAAAAATACCTTTTCTGGATGAAATTGAACACCATAAAACGGCAATGACTTGAACTGGTATGCCGCGACATATGATTTCCCATCGGTACGCGATGTTGCGGTTACATTTATGTATTTCTCATATTCTTTCATGTAGGGCGCACCCATTAAAAACGACTTGTTGTGTATCATCGCAGTGGACCCACTGTTTTCTATATATTTCTTTTCAGTAGAAGTAAAATATTCCTGCATGGGTTTTGTAACAAGCATATCACGATCTTCGACCGGAGTAAATTGTACCGGTTCGGCTCCATGCGTCGGCAAAAATGAAATATTCTCGTTATTAACAAAACCATCGCTAATTTTTCCCAAATCATGCTCATGACATATCATAGGCAATAATTGGAACCCCAGACATATCGAAAATATTGGGAAATGATTCCCAATCAAGTTGAACTGCGTAATTTTATTCACAATATATTTAAGTGTTGATAGGAAACGATAATGATCCTTTTGGATAACCATACTCTCCACTGTACCTCCAATTAACAAAAGACCATCAATCTGGTTAAGGATGACGTTAATCATTTGTTTCGGCAAGTCAAATGTAATGGGTACAACGCGCGCACCATGCATCTCCAACCACTTGACATACGATTGTGGAATATACGATGTCGCTCCAAGAGAGGCACCTGTCGTTGTCGGGATGCTTAGAACACCGATTACCAGTTTATTGTGATTTTTTGTTATTGTTCTAAACATATTGCATTTATAGTCGCTCTTAAATTCCTTTAATTCTTTAGACTTCATTCCGTACTTTTGACGGATAATCTTGTACTGGCGCCGCATATCAGTTGTCCATTTATCACTATTTATGTTTCCTATATTTCCTTTGTGATTTAAGAAAAATTTATCTCTTGAGTAGCCCTTCTTGTATTTTTTACTCATGCGGTTGGAAAGATTTTTAGAATATATCTCCCTCATAAATTCGTGCGACTTTGTGTTTTTACAAAGTTTAGCGTAATCCACCTTGGTCACTCTTAATTTCTTGTTTTTTTTTGTTAATTTATTACGACCTGACGTTTTTTTCCCCAAACCTAATCCATTTATCAAAACCACCTTTCTTGTATTGTTTTTTTGAACCCGCTTATTTTGTTTATTCATTATTTTGGTTTTTTTATTTCTCGATTTACCCATACAATATAGATAGATATATATTAACTCGTTTATTTTATATATCGAGTATACATGGTTGAAATACTCGAATCTGAAAAAAAAAATATGAAGGGTAAAAAAAATATGAAGGATAAAAAAAATATGAAGGGAGGAAATAAAAGACGATTCATAAAGGAGGGATTTTTCGCAGTGAGAGAGGGATCGAACGGTGTGGTTAAATTTGACGAGATGGACAAACTATTTGAATCAATATTTAAACAAATGGGAATAATGATTATCGGATTTATTTTACACACAATAATCGGCTATAACTTGGCGTGCTTATTGACTCGTTTTACGCATTATGTCAAATACGACAAAAACGCAAACACAACAAATAGAGACGATGGTGATATTCCCGACGCGTGGCTAGGAATTAATGGTGATCCGGACAAAGAAGGAAAGGTAGAGTTTTCGAATATATACTGTTTTAACGAGGACAAGGAGAATACATCAAACAAGGGATCTACCGGCGATCAGACAGGAGGAGATGGTAAAAATAAAACAATACCGTCGATGGGTATAACTTCCGATAAGCCCCACTCAGGACACCATCTATTGGTTGGAAAGTTATATAACTACGATGTTAAATGTTCCGATTACAATAAACCAGAAGGAACAGCAACCGAAGTTGGTATGAAGAAAACATCAGCAATGCTCATGGGCTCATACAGAGGATCTTTCAAATACTTAATGGAGAAACTTACGAATGATAAAAAGTCAAGTGATTACACTGATACGAAGGTGGTGGGTGATGACGCAAACGCTGTTATGAAAAAACAACTCGACACTGGCGCAATGCCATGGATATGGTCACTGGTTGTACCTTTATTCGCAATACTCATTATTGGTTCGGTTGTCGCGATACCATTTGCCAATGTTATATTAGGTTTTAAGGGTAAAACACATAGTCCGTTATTCTCGTCAAACCCGTTCAAATTTTTCCTTTCACCATTCGTCGACTTCTTTGGAATCGGTATGTACCTTATCTTGTTTGGACTGGTTGGTGGATTCGTTGGAGAATTTAGAGATGATGCACCATTCCCCAAAGGAACACCATATAATGTAAAACCTAATTTTTTCGGAGAAAATGGTTATTTAACAACAAAAGCATTTGGAATATTCACATTACTATGGGGAATCGGGACAATATTTAAAGTTCTTTTCGCGGTTAATGTCCCTGCGTGGTCAAAAGTTGCGATACTGGCATTAACATACGGTTTAATACTTGTATTTGGGTTGCTGGGAAAGATTATCGCATGGTGGACAAAAAGTGTCAAATAAAAATATCAAAAGATTTGATCAACAGATCATATTCTTTACGAATCCAATTTTAATATTGAATACATGATTGAGATAAAAATATAAAACAATAGGATTATTTCTATTGTTTTATGGTGATTGACATAGTTAATTATTTGTTACACGTTTTTTCGAGATTTTTCTTATCCTTTTCAATGATTTCCTTTTATTCCCTCTCTGGGATCTTCGTGTCTTATTCGCACGCACAAACTTCTTTACCCGACCCTTTCTATATTTCTCGGTGCGTGCACGTTTTAATTCCGTTTTGGTTATCTCATTATGCGTCGTTGGTGTGTCATCAGTAATTCGTAACATAGGTCTATAAATATCATTCTTATACTTATACCCAACTTCCCCTCGCTGATTCACCCATTTTTCTCTAAACCATCTCCCAATTCCCTTTTTCATTGTTTTATTACCTTTATACGGCGACTTTTTAGTTCCATATTTCTTTGAAAAAGAAACTTTATACTTCTGAACAACAATTCCACTTCTGTACGCACTGTGTTTGGGGATATTTTTATACACCTGTGCTTTAACCTTATTATACATATTAATATCCACCGGCTCCGGCATATATAATAGTAATATAAAATGAATGTAATATATCAATCATTACACATAATTTTACGGTATTTGTTATTCGACAATCATCTAAGTGATAATATTCTTCACGATATTCATAGTCAATAACCGTATCATATTAATATATATATAAATGTTCTAGCATTCTCTCCGAAGACCCAACTATAGTTCCCATCAGAAATAATCTTGGTGGAGACGAAAGACCATCGACAAAATTTAACACACCGTGTGCGCGTACTATTGCAGAAGGCTAGAAAACTTCAAAATTGATATTAAAATCATGAGATAGGTGTAGTTATCCAATTACATAACAATGCTTATAACATTCATATCAATCGCTATAATCGCACAGGCATCGTGCTATTATTTCATCAGTAACTATACCGAGGTCTTCCACATTAAGACGATATTCGAGAATAACGCGTCCATTGCGTTATTCGAAGATGACCATAACGCATACTCCGAAAGAGATGGTCACCTTTCGAAAAATACTATATCAGATATATATGGAAAAAAATACAATATATATCTTTATATCAGGGGTGTCGATGACAATATCAACCTCATGATGTAGCCGCGTTAATTTTCATCATCGGGAGAGAATTTATCCAATATTCGATACATCCTACTTATGTCCAATAAAACTATGTCCAGTTCTTCGGTGATCGCTTCCGTCATTTTGACACTATCAGGCGTATTCCTTAAATAATTGAAAAAACTAAATACATCTTTTTTTTCCATCATCAAATTCTGGGTTAGACCACATAAGAATTGGTAATTGTTAAATTCGGTGGAATATTTGGTTAGAACCTTTGTAAATCGAACATCATTTGATGTATATTTGGCTTGGATTGAATTGAACTCCCGATATATGTGATTATTCTTCATCGTTTTAATAAGAGATGACATTTCATTAAATTGCCATATTTGTTTCTGGAATGTAATACGATCTATAAAATCGGCAAAACACATATTCTCCAATACCTTGACATAAAATTCAATAACTTTATCTTGGTCAAACTTCCCAAACATATCTATTATATTCTCATGCCAAAGCAATGCTACTATCGTGCGATCGGTTTCATTAATCAAACTATTATGTTGTGAAATAGTAGTATCTGTATTGATGATATACTTGGTAGTGTTTTTTATATCCTCATTATAGGTCTTTTGATTCAGTAACGAATATATGTCAGAATATTTAATGGTTCCACCCATTTGGTTATATATGTTAAATATAAACCCAAACTTGAAGAGATCGTTTTGGATATATTTGACAAATTCGTCCCTGTAATCAATATTTGGAGTGAAATGATCAATCATACTTAATATACTGTCGTTAGTAGGGGGTTTCATTTCAAATACATGACATACCTTCATAAGGTCTTTTATTTTTTTATCAAAATGATGATGACCTATACAAATAATTGGATTAAAGGTGTATTCCTCGAGTTTTTGTTTCTTTGTTTTCTTCGGGCGTATCAACTTTATAAGTCCGGTAATCCCACCTTTATCGCCACTATTCATGCCGTCTATTTCGTCCATGACAATGACGATATTTTTTTTCTTTTTTGCAAACATACTAAGGACATTTACGTTTGACATGTTATATTTGGTAATGGAGTCAATGACGTTTTTATTTCTAACATCGCTTGCACTATAATACACCATATCATAATCCAGTAATTTTAGTATATGCTTCACCATATGGGTTTTACCACTCCCTGAGGGACCGTAAATATATATTCCTTTATGCGCATCTATTTTATGTTTATTCCTCTCGATCGTTCTAAGTTGATCACATACGTCATTTATTAAAGTATTTCTATTACATAAACTATTTACCTTATCGAAATCCATATTATAACTAATAACTTTATTTATAATATATTTTACTTTATTATATTATATCACCCATATACTCATATATCACCCATATACTCATATATCACCCATATACTCATATATCACCCATATACTCATATATCACCGTTTGAAATCCGTCAAAATGTACCGCCGACATTTGGTAGATTGATAATAAATCGACATGTCATTTAAAAAATCCAAAAAATATATTTTTTTCTTTCTATACATGACTCGTCTCTTAAGCAGAGATCGCGGCGTATATTCCATTATCATTTTCAAGACATATATTGTATCGTTTTTAATAATATTCCGAAACAGGGTATCTATTCTAAACGTGGTACCCATGTTGGAATATTTATACTTTATATAATTTTTAAAATAATCACTATTTGTATTTTTTAGTGTCGTGATTGGGATATACGAGAAAATATGTCGTATCAGTTCGGGACAAAGATTTTCAATATAACCCATATCGGATAGCATTATATTGAAAAAATATTAAAATATTAAAATATCAATAATATCAATAATATCAATAATATCAATAATCACTACAATCAAGTTTTTCATTGTTTGTAATACCATCCCACGTCACACCTTCGTCGTGAGACCAGTCGCGTTTCATACATAGACCATTATTGCTTTCGGAATGATCTTCGGTCGATAAAGCAGAAATCGTAGCATTGCCAGCCTTCTTGCTCTTCATACCAAATGTATTCACGCACTCCCCACCACTTTCATCATAGTCCCAATAATCAGGACACTTGTTAATTACTGGTGGATAGACAACATCATCACTGCTTCTTTTGAAAAAGAAAATCATAAATATACAAATAGCAACCAAAATAACAATTGCAGAAGTCGCTACTATTCTTTTGAAACCCATATATTTTAACTTAATATTAAATTATTCTCATATTTAGTGTCTTGGGCGAATTAATATCTCGGGGTATAATATATGAATAACGGAAGAGTCAATTTAGATGTACCTGATATAAAAAATAAATTCGATATGGTCGATAAAATACCTGTAGAAAGCTACTCATTCAGTGATGCGATGAGAGGTGGGTTTTACGACACACAACTTTCCAATCTGTTTTTCTCAGCAAAAAATATAGATATTGTTCAAAACGGAATACGTGCAAATGTCTATAGATTATCCAAAAACAAACACATCATCGGAAAACAAAACCAGGACGACCTTAATACAATAATGAGAAGCATATTCTTAAGTAACAGCAAAAACCTACCCCAGGATATTACTGGACAAATAGAAAAGTTAAACGACATCGTCATTAGCGAAGTTTCACCTAAACTGCTTGGAGAAGTGATCGGCTACATGAACTATCGAAGAGACATAAGTCAAATACCCGCCCCACTCGACCACGCTAAATCCACAATGGATAACAGCAAGGCGCTCGAATTTAACAACGTTTTTTAAGTATACCTTATTAGCATTATTTCATTTTATTTCATTTTAATATGCCAACTATATAAAATGAAAAATCCAAGTGTATTAAAAATAGCCCATCGGGGATACATTAAACATCATCCAGAAAACTCACTCATGGCATTCCGGGCAGCAATCAACGAGGGATTCGATATGATTGAACTCGATCTTCGATTATGCTTAAGAAATACGATAATTATATACCATGATTGCCACATAAATGGGATTCCGGTCGAATCATTGACGTACGATCAAGTAAAAACAAACACCCCAAGTGTCGTAACGCTTGACGAGTTTTTTAAAGAATTTGTCGAGTATGAACATTTAAAAATATATTTCGATCTTAAGGGCAAGGATGAACTTGCGACGATACTACGAAAATACATTATTAACAATCATATATTAACGTACAACATATACATTGGTAGCTTCAACATTAATCATTTATCCGCATTGAAAGGTATGGGCGTCAAATTGGGTTTTATTACATGCTGTAAATATACAATTCCTCAATACTGTGACATCATACGACGCGTTGATTTTATATGTGTCGATAAAGGTATTCTCGATAATGATATTATTAATATATGCCGGGGACTGAATAAAAAAATATATGTATTTACATGCGAAGATATATTCGATAAACGTTACATTAGCAGTTTTAATGTAGATGGGATTGTTTCAAATATAATATTATAGTCTTTATGTAATTATTTTTTCGCAGTCTTCTTCGTCTTTTTCTTTCCACTCATCTCCGACCGAGCCTTTCGGTCAGAGATGTGTTTGCCATACTCAATCAACAACTCGTCCAACTCAACCAACCACATATCCTCAGGTCGCGTATTCTTTATACGATCCAACTCTATATTCTTTGTATCAAACTCATGCGTGAGTCTCGATACATTTTCATCACTAACACTGTCCATCGACATCTTAAGCAAGTATTTATACTCGCCGTCCCCCTCCAACTTATCATACCCCTTCTCTTCCAGCATATTTACGATAATATCCTTCTTTTTACGTCTGATGTCAATCGTATCATCCAACATCTCCTTAATGTACCTCGACTTATTGGTAAGCAACTTTAGTTCCTTTTCAATAACATCAATAACATAACCTTTTCGTGTAACATACCCATTTAAGCGCACATCGTAATAATCATCAATAATTTCCTCGATAGACGTGTACTTCTTCAACTTTTCAGTATCATTGAAGAGATGCATATTGGTTGTTGATATGGTAGTAGTGAGTCGTAACATCTTCTCGAGGCCATTGATACCATTTTCACCGTAGGTGCTCATAAGTTTGAACAACTTTGCAGAATCCGAAAATTGTACATATATATCAACATTTGTCGTCTTACTCATGTCCTTGTAATCTTTCACCACGACCGGAGCCTTCTTCTTATCACCCGAACCAGACCCTTCAAGAAGTCCCTCCAAAAACTGCTTATAATCATCTGTCCATGTTCCAACAGGCAATTCAGTAATATGAATGTTGTTATCATCGATAAGTTCATACTTACCCTTCACCAAATATTTAGACGGGCTAATACTTTCAATTGTTCCCGTAAATCCTTCATAGTAAGGAACAAACTTAATATCGCTCGTGCTCTTAGAAACCAATCTGCGTTTAATATAATCAATAATTGTAGGGAGATGGTGAGGCAATATTTCGGTCGAGAATCCAGTACCGATACCCTTAGAACCATTCACAATAACCATCGGAATAATCGGCATATAATATATCGGCTCAACCGGGGACCCATCATCCTCCAAATGAGCCAATATGTCGTCGTCACAAGAAGGATATATTTTTCGCGTAATTTGCTGAAGCTGGGTAAAGATATATCTCTCTGATGCTGAATCCTTCCCTCCCTGAAGACGCGTTCCAAACTGACCATTTGGACGAAATAAATTCACATTGTTCGATCCCACAAAATCCTGGGCCATCCCGACAATAGCGCCATTCAAACTTGCCTCTCCGTGATGATAGCCCGAATGCTCAGATACGTAACCCGAAAACTGGGCAACCTTTATCTCCTGTGTCAGATTTTTCTTAAACGCAGAATACAAAATTTTACGAAGACTGATCTTCAGTCCATCCATCAAATTCGGAATTGACCGATCGCAATCATATTTTGAAAAATGAATCATCTCCTGATCAATAAAGTCTTGAAATGTTACGGTTTTCTGGTTCGTATCCAAATATGTTTTTCTATCATACGCACCCAACCACGTTTTTCGGTCGTCGGCGCGCTTCTTATTAAATACCTTATCAATCGCATCATCGCTGTCATCGCCCATATGATTGAATGTAACAATCTTCTTATTTTCGAAATACTCCTTAAACTCGGAACCGGTACTCGTACCCAGTCCCTTGTAGTATTTAACCTTCCATCCGTGTGTAGGATTTTTCAACTTCCATGCTTCATACTCTCCATCGTTATAGAATAACATTTCTTTGTTTCCCTTCTTTGCCTTAAGAATGGGTGTGTTCATGAACCCGATAAAATCGGGGACCTTTGTCAAAGAATTCCACATGGACTGAAACATATTAATCCCCAGACCCTTGATATGACTCCCGTCCAAATCCTGGTCCGTCATGAAGAGGATCTTGCCATATCTCAATGTCTTCTTCACATCTTCAATGGTATATATCTTATTTGCCTCCAACCCAAGTATCTTCTTGATTTCAATAATTTCTTTATTCTCCATAATCTTCTTAGATTGCTCACCACGAACATTGAGTATCTTACCTCGCATTGGATACACACCAATCGTGTTTCTATCATCAGCAGTGAGACCAGAAACAATACCCGCCTTTGCCGAATCTCCCTCACAAAATATAATGGTACACATATTTGATTGATTTGTACCCGCCCAGTTCGCATCAATTAGTTTAGGAATGCCTCGCACACTCTTAGACTTTTTCCCGTCACTTTTCTTGGCAGCCTTGTTATCCTTTACGTGGGTAATTTCACACGCCGACTCCATGACACCCAGTTTAGCAACCTTTTCAATAAACTTATCCGATACGGAACAGGCTGATCCAAACTTTGTAATTGGGGTATTCATATAATCCTTCGTCTGACTATCAAACGCAGGATTAACAATATCACATCTCACAAAGAGCATAAGCTGCTCCTTGATAGCTGTCGATGTTACAGTAATCTTCTTTTTCTTTTCAATGTAAGTTATCATTTTCTTAGTGATTTGATTCAAAATATAATCCACGTGCTTCCCTCCCTTGTTCGTATAAATACCATTCACAAATGAAACATGCATAAACTCGTCCATCGGACTTAGAGCAACGACATATTCCCACCTCTCATTTGCTTGTTCATAAACTCTCGTCGTAATTCCATAGCAGTCAATATACTGTAGAAATGTCTTTATCGGAACCGGGACCCCGTCCAGCTTCACCTTGATGGTTTTATCCGTCACCGCCGCAATATCATATACGCGCTTTTTAAGAAGACGCACCATATCTTCTGGCAATTCATCGGTCCCATAAAATCGCTTGTAATCCGGACGAAACGTGATCTTTGTATAAGGTTTAACGGTTGACTTCGTAATAGTCGGCGTACCAATCACATCCAAATTATCCGTAAAGGTTTGCGTATATTTTAATTTACGGACATGATCAACCGTTTCGATCTCGCCGTGTTCAGACCAAATGAGAACAAGTTTAAAACCAAATCCATTCTTACCACCCACGATCTTTTCTTCTTCTTTATTATAATTAGTAGATGTTCGCAGATGTCCAAAAATAAGCTCAGGAATCCACACATTATATTCAGGGTGTTTCTCAACATCAATTCCATTTCCGTCATTGATCATTGTAATTGTCCCATCATCGGTTATAGTAATACTGATATTTGAAACAGGAATAGTCTTTGGGACATTTTCAGATAACAACTTTTGCATGCGAATAACATGGTCTCTACAATTTACAATGCCCTCGTCGAACAATTTGTAGAGTCCAGGAATATATTGAATTTCTTTATTTATAATTTTACCGTCTTCCAAAACAAACATTGACTGATCGACATTCTCGATAGATCCAATATACGTATCCGGATTATCCAGAATGTGCTGCTTGTCTGTTTTCTTTTGGTACTTCTGTGAAAGATCCGTCATTTTGTATGTCTGTATTGGCGACACTTTTCTAATTCAATTTTGTATATATAATATATGACTAATAATAATCCGTATTTTATAACGTTTGATTCATCATTAGATTCAGATAAATACGATGAACATATTTCGACGAATGAAGGAACGTCCGACCCAAATAACCCAGGATACCTTTGGAACGTATTTCATAAGGATACCGCAAACTTTAATGAAAACAATCGAACCTATCTCACATTTACTCTCCCAGAGACCGCCCCATCAGGCGATTACCAAATATTTTTGACAGGGACATGGTTTGGACGAATACAGGAAGAATATATTGTAATTTTAAATGACGAATTAGTGCCACAAACCATAAAATTCGATACCGGTGATACAGCTACAGATAGTCCCAATAAATACCCATATTTCGAACATTTTGCGTGGCACAAAAACGGACCTGTTCCAGACCGAGGAGATGTAGGTGAATCAACCGAATTACACATCCGAACGTTACCAAGACTAAATGGATATACGTATTTTTGGGCGATGGATCCATCTGTGCCATCCCCATTTAAAGTTGAATTAATTAGCGGACAAACATACAAAATAAGAGGATATACAAAATATGACGATTCTTACGATGAAACCCAGTCAAGTAAATATGATCTAATGATTGCGATATGTGATGGTAATTCGAACTTTCTTGGGGAAGGAACGTACAATAATATTTCTATTGATGTCGAACCCCAACCAGAGCCTGAACCCGAACCCGAGTCAGAACCCGAACCCGAACCCGAGCCCGAGTCGGAACCCGAACCCGAACCCGAACCCGAACCTGAACCCGAACCCGAACCCGAGCCCCAACCGGAACCCGAACCCGAACCCGAACCCGAACCCGAACCTGAGCCGGAACCTGAGCCGGAACCTGAGCCGGAACCTGAGCCGGAACCCGAACCAGAACCCGAACCCGAACCCGAACCCGAACCCGAACCCGAACCAGAACCTCAACCCGAACCCGAACCCGAACCCGAACCCGAACCTGAACCCGAACCCGAACCTGAGCCTGAAATGTACAATCTAAATAATATCGGTGACGTGATTGAACGATATACACGCGAATCATTCAACCATTACATTGATACTATATATGGCATTATTGGTTACGGACAAAACAGATATTCATATACAAAACTATTTTCAAATATACACAATGATATTATATATGATGGTCGGAGCAATGAACGGTCTGAATTGTACGACTATGATGACATAACCGGTAATTATCGCGACGAATATATACAAATACGATATTCATTTACACCATTAACAAGTAGATGCTACATATATATTGCTGGAAATCAAATAGCAAGTCAAGTCGATACATCATTTGTTATAAAAGATGATAGTGGCAACATTATCGAAATTAAAAGCCTTCATGACGGAAACGAATCCTCTTACGAAAATAGAACAGATTGTTACGAGGTGGATGAAACCGGTCGACTTCATCTTTCACGCGACACAGGAAGTCCGGGATATTTTATGGAAATACCTGTTGGTGTTCCAGGGAATTTGCGCGGAACATCATATATTCGAAGAACTATACAAAATGATCCAGAATATGAAAAATCCGAAACAGGAGGGGGTATTAGCGTAAATAGTAAATTATTCCCGACAGACAACGACGGAATAAGTGACGGTAAGGACGGCGTTAATCTATATATAGACACAAGCAATACCATCGGAAGCGAATGTCATATAGTGGCAAGAACACGTTACAATAGTTCTATATATGATCCAGAAATGGCAATATATATTGCCGACTATTATGGTGGCGCAGTAATATATAACATACATCAACCCGAACCTCAACCTGAACCCGAACCTGAACCCGAGCCAGAACCTGAACCCGAACCCGAACCTGAACCCGAACCAGAACCCGAACCCGAGCCAGAACCTGAACCCGAACCAGAACCTGAACCAGAGCCAGAACCTGAACCAGAGCCTCAACCTGAACCGGAACCCGAACCCGAACCTCAACCTGAACCTGAACCGGAGCCCGAACCAGAAAGATCCGAAAATCCTCCTCCTCAAATAAGATTATCATTATATTGTCGTAAATGTTTGAACTATAATGTAGAAAATGACAAAACCATTAATTCTATGCAGAATTCCAGAAGCGTCAATAATTCAGCACGTATTAGATTAAACAGATCAAATGAATACCGTGTGGGGGGATTAACGTTAAATCAGTATGGGAGATACCAGGGAAATCCACATGGAAGCGGTGCCCCACCAAAAAATAAATACTGATAAATTATATCGTTTAATAAAATTTTATTTTTTTTCAATAAAATATTAATAAAATATTATACTAATGTATATGACCAGACACGGATTTGGTGAGATGGATAGCTTTGGCTCCCGCAGACAAGTAATGAACGGAACCGCGAAGATGACAACCGGGCGTCTTAAAAAGAACAACCTTATGTACAATAAACATGGACGCATTGTTTCCAAGAAGAAGCACGCGACCGCCAAGAAAGACAAGCGCCTCGCAAAGGCCGGATTTATCCCCAAGAAGGGTGTGTTCAAGGCGTTCAAAAAGAGCGACGCGAAGAAGAGCAAAAAGAACAAGGGCTCGAGAAAGAATTAATTATTATTTATGAAATATATTTAAATGGTAAAGTATAAATATATTAATGGGAAGCATTTGTGACATATTTTATAGAAATATACGCTCGACCATAGAAACATACATAAAAAAGGAATTGTGTGACAGTATCCTGAAAAGTTTAGACGAATACTATTCTATGTCAAAAACAGGAGAGTCCACAATAGAACTTGTGGAAATGGTAACCAATCTAAATAAAACTTTTATGAAGAGCAACGATGATCGTATGTCGGAATTAGAGGCGACATTAAAAGAGTTGTCCGAGTCATTGACTAATAAGATAGAAAACGAATCGATTAATATGGTAATCAACGAAAAGACCCAGACAAAAATAATAGACATTGACAATTTAGTAAAGGAATTTGGTGGTATTTCATCGTCAAACGAGACAGTACGCAGAGAATATATAGCCGGTATTCCCACAACACCACATTATGTCGTCAAGAAGAACGAATGTCACGACGGAAACAATGATCCTGTATTATGCAAAAATATGGACTGCTCTCCAGACAATTTGAACAACGACAATGATGAGGAAGAGGAGGAAGAGGAGGAAGAGGAGGAAGAGGAGGAAGAGGAGGAAGAGGAAGAAGAGGAGGAAGAGGAAGAGGAAGAGGAGAAGAATGATGAAGAGGATAGATTTGTTCTCTGTGAAGAATGTAATTTACAGGTTGATTGTAACAATGATAATATTCACATTCTCTATAAAGGAGAACAACATATCTCCTCATCCGGAGAATTGGTTTTATGTACCGCATGTTTTCAAGACAACGAAGATGATTTAAGACAACGAGATTATAAATGTGATGAATGGGAAGAAGAGGAAGAAGAGGAAGAGGAGGAAGATGAGGAAGATGAGGAAGAGGAGGAAGAGGAGGAAGAGGAGGAAGAGGAGGAAGAGGAGGAAGAGGAGGAAGAGGAAGGAGGAAAGTTGGAAGAAAAAGAACCCATACAGTTGTGTGAAAATATGGACTGTGAAAGACATCCACCTGATTGGGATTCAGAAGAAGATACCGAAGAGACTTATCAAGAGGGGCAGTGGCAAAAATGTAACCTGTGTGATGGATATTTTAATGACGACGGAATGGGGGATATTTTATACGTACAAGAAGAGCCAAATAATCAAGAAGCCGGATGTAGTCTTTGTGGAAAAACAGAAGATATAGTTCAAATGAAAGGCAGTGGGCAATATCTATGTGGTAATGCTTGTGATGAAAGCGATGAAGAAGAGGAGGAAGAGGAGGAACCGGAGGAAGGTAAAAGAAAGTGCGAAACATGTGCTATCAATGTAAATACTGATGACATCATTGAATTGAGTATAGAAGTCAATGGACACAATTTAAAATTGTGTTTATGTGAAAATTGTTTTCAAGATAAGGCGGATAATTTACGAAAAGAAGGGTGGAATGTAGACGATTTCTTTGAGAAAGAGGAATGTGATGAAGAGGAGGAAGATGAGGTAGAGGAGGTAGAGGAGGTAGAGGAGGTAGAGGAGGTAGAGGAGGAAGAGGAGGAAGAGGAGGTAGAGGAGGTAGAGGAGGAAGAGGAGGAAGAGGAGGAAGAGGAGGTAGAGGAGGAAGAGGAGGAAGAGGAGGAAGAGGAGGAAGAGGAGCTGGAGGTAGAGGAATTCACTCATAAAGGTCAGCGTTATTACCTTGTCGGTACAAGAGATGACGGTACCGT